CCTGCATCACCTGTTGGGCTTTAGCCGAAGCCAGCGAGCCCGCTGCCACCGCGTCGTTGACGCGCTTCTGGGCGGAGGCCTCCGCCGTCAGATCGGCGACCTGCCTTGCGGCGGTCGCGGCCTGCTCGGCGATCCGTTCGCGCAGCGCCTGGCGGGTGCGCGCTTCGGCATCGATGCCTTCGCGGGCCTGTTCGATCAGGCCGGTCTTGCGGGCTTCCGCGCGCTCAGCCGCGGCGGCGCTTTCGAGATAGGCGTTCGCCAGCGCCAGCGTCGAACGGATCGACACCTCCGTGACGGAGGATTGCGCGACGACGGCCTGCGTCGCCGCATCGACCGCCGGGCGGAAGCGCGCCAGTTCTGCCGTCACGCGCCGATAGGCGGCTTCGACTTCCGCGACATCGTTGAGCTTCGAGCGCGTCAGCGGATCATCGAGCGCCGCGCGCAAGGTCGCCTGTTCCCGGCGAAGGCGTTCAAGATCGCGCGCGCCGGGGATGATATCGCGGGCGGTTTCACCGGCGCGTACCGAAAGCTCGTTCGCCCGGGCGTCGGCGGCAAGCTGCGCGGCGCGGCGCTGCTGATCGGCTAGCTGGGCTTCGATCTCGGCAATCCGGCGCTCGACCTGCGGCAGCATCAGCGGCACGACATTGCCGCGGATGTTCTCGCGCAAGCGATCCCGCTGCCACTTCAGAAGATCGAGTTCTTCGGACGGATTGCGGCCATCGACCGCACGATCCACCGCCTTGCCGATGGCGTCGAAGGCGTTCGAGGCCTGGCGGGCGACATTGTTCCAGGCGCGGCCGAAGGCGTTGGTCGCTTGTTCGGCGTCGGCAAGTGCCGGGACGAGCGCGTTCAGAAGAACCCGCTGCGCCTCGGTGCGATCGTTCTGGTCAACCAGCGTTCGAATGTATTGCCGCGTCCGGTCGTCGAGGAAGGCAAGCCGCGCATTCAGTTCATCGCCGCCGCGCACCGGATCGGCGAGCGCGGTTGCGAGCTGCTCGGCCCCGGCCTTGGTTTCGACGCCCATCGTGACGGCGAAGTTGCGGGCGATGCCGATGGCGCGGCCCATTTCCTCCGCGCCGACCTTACCTGTGCGCAGGAAGGCGACTTCCATTTCGCGCGCCGCCGTGACCGAGACCTTGCCGGTTTCGGCGGCGCTGTGAGTGACGCGCTCCAATTCGGCGGCGGTTGCGCCCGAGGCCCGGCCCGCGCCCATCAGTGCGGTGGTGACGGCGCGCGTCGAAGCGTCGTTCGCGACCCATGCCGCAGTCAGGCCGACGGCCGCGACGGCGACGCCGGCAACGATCCCGCCGACCACGCCAAGCGCCGAGCCGAAGGCGACGAGCGTGCCGCGCAAGCCGCCGAAGGCCTGCGTCACCTGACCGCCCTGCTGCATGAGGATGGTCATCGGCGACATGCCGGTCGACATCGACGCCACCACGTCGTTGAACGTGTATTGCAGCGTCAGAAGCTGATTGCGGGTGAGGCCGGTCGCGCCGCCCACACCTTTGATCGCCTGCGAAGTCTGGTCGAAGCGCTGCTTCGCCAAGCCTTGCGCGGCCGCATGTTCAGCCGAGGTGATTGCGCCACGCTTGGCGAGCGTGGCGTATTCGGCAAGTTCCTGGTTGAGGCGGGCCTGCGCCGCGCCGAGGGGATCGATCGCGGCGCGCAGCGCATTGGCCCGTGCCGCGAAGCTTTCCGCCTCCCGCGCCGCTTCCTCGAAGACACCAGCCGAGTCGCGGGCGGATTTGGGGATGTGGCGATCAACGTTCAGAACGGTGTTGAACCGCTTCTGCGAGGCGTCGGCTTCGCCCGCCATGCGCGCGGCTTCGGCCAGACGCTTCAGCCGCGCGACCTCGCGGTCGATTGCGGCGCCGGAGCGGTCCATCGCCTTTTCGACCGAGCCGAAGGCCGCTTGCCCGGATTGTCCGACCTCCTCGAAGGCGCGCTTGATCTCCGCCTTCCCCTCGACGCCGAGGCGGATGGAGACATTCGTGGCGCTCATGATGGATCAGCGTTCCGGCGATAGGCGTTGACGACGATAGGTTCGATCTCGGGCAGGACATCGACGAGAAGCGGATTGAGCGCGCCCATGGCGTGGGCGAGCATCAGGATCGCCCCGAAATCGAGCGCGTAGACGCCGCCCATCACCGCCCGAACCTGCCCGGCCGAACGGCGGATCACCGCCCAGGCGAGCAAGCCCTCGGAAGTCTCCGGCTCGTGCTCGTCATAGGGACAGCCCGCACAACGCAACGGACAGGCGGCGCAATAGCTCTCGCCGCCGTCGAAGTGCCATTCGGCGAGGGCGATCAGACGTTTTTTTCGTCAAGCCTCGTCAGCGCCGGGCCGACATAGAGACGGTCGATGGCGTCGAAGGCCGGCCAGAGTTCGAGCAATTGCTCGATGGCCTCCTTGTCGGGATCAACCGGCTTACCCTTGGCATCGCCGATCCCCTCCCAGGCGACGATGCCGGTCTGGGCGAGTGCGCGGGTGAAGGCCGCGCCTGCCTCGATGGTCGCCTGTTCGCCGCCTGCCTTCAGCGCTTCGCCCGCCGCGCCACGCGCAATCAGCATTGCGGCGACAGAGACGGGGCGGAACTGGATGCGCACGCCGGGCAGCACATCGAGCCAGAAGGGTTCGGCGGACACGGGTTCGAGCTTGAGCATGGTGGCTCCTTGGTCTGGATGGCAGGTTGCGGGAAAGGCAGGATCAGTAGGAGGCCACGTCGTTCGTCAGAACGACGGTGCAGGTCTTGTTCAGCACGGGATCGAGTGCGGCTTGCCAGGCAAAGGGCATCTGAATGCCACCTGGCCCCTGGATTTGCCGGTTGCCGCGCGGCAGGAACACGCGATGCGCGGTGAAGAGCAGCGAGCGGCTTGCGTCGATGGTCCAGCCGAAGGCGATCTCGCACGGCGTGCGGGCGGTCGCCTGATCGAGCATGACCGTATCCTGAAACCGCGCATTGAGATTGCCCGAGCATTTGACGATGCCCGGATCGGTATCGGCTATGCGCCCGTCGGATCGGATGACCTCGATCTTTTCGAGGTTGTTCGAATACATCAGTTCCGCCGAGACGATATTGCCGAGCACAGCGCCGTTGCGGGTGATCGATCCCTGAAACTGGCTGAAGCGCTCGACATCGAGCGCCGTCGGCGTGCCTGCACCGGTGGTGACAGCCGTCGCCTCGCCTTGGGCGATCACGTTGACCGTGGCGGAGAGAAGCCCGGAGCGCTGCGCTTGGATCGAAAGGCTGTTCGCTCGCGCGCCATAGTTCATCCCGAAGAACGGCACGTCGGGAAGGCCGACCTCGATCGACATCGACGGCAGGTTCTGCGTGCCGGAGACGAAGGTGTGGCCGTTCGCCCCGCCAGCGAGTGTCGCGCCCGAGACCGTGCCGTTTGAAGCGGGTGCGGTGGACGCGGCGATCGTGAAGCTGTTGCCGCCAAGGCCGAGCATATCATGCGTGATCGTCAGCGTGTTGCCGCCGGTCTGGGCATAGGTCGCCGCCGCGACGGCTGGCACGATGCTGGCGTTGAGGGCGGTCACGGCATTGGTCAGCGTAGCGCCGAGATTGGCCCCGATCTGGATCTGGTTGCCGGTCGGCGCAGCGGAGACGAAGGTGAAGGCGGTTCCGGCGATCGTGATCGTTGCGTTCGCCACCGGCTGGGCAGAAAACAGGATCGAGCCCTTCGCCGCCACCGACGCGGCGGTCGTCGGGTTGCCGAACAGGCCCTTGAGCCAGAAGCCGATGTTGCGGTGGTCCATCGGCACGACGATGTCGCTTTCGTTCGACACCACGTCATAGGCCGGCGTCAGCGGATCGCGGCCATAGCCGAGCAGATCGCTCTCGATCAGGGATTGCTCCTCGCCGAGGTTCGCCGAGACGAAGGGCAGCTTGCGAAAGCCCGTGCCGGGCGTGACGCCATAGGTGGCTTCAAACACCGCAGCCATGACGGCGTTGGCGCCGCGTGCGCGTGCCATGGGATTACTCCTGTCGTTGTTGGTTCAGTTCCAAAGGTCCGAGCGAAGTCGAAGGGCCGTCGATCAGTTCAACGGATCGGTCGTCGCGTAGACGACGAGGATCGCGAGATCGGCAAAGCGTCCGGGCAAGGCGCCGAGCGCTTCGATATCGTCCGTCACCGGCGCTTCTGCTTCGATCCAGTCGCAAAGCCCACCGAGCGTCCGGTTCGCCAAAACCGCCGCGCCGATCGCCCCTAGCATGGCGTCCAGCACCTGCTCGCGGGTGAGGGTGGCGCTCTCGTAAGCCGCGATCTCAAGCGGGATGCGGTGCGAATAGAGGTAGGTCAGCGGCGAGAGGCTGACCTCCGGTTCGCCCGGATCTCCGTCGCGGATCACGACCAGACCGCCGGGCGAAATGCGTTCGGCCTTGGCCAGATTGCGCTTCACTTCCGCGCCCGGCAGGGCAGCGGCGACAAGCGCCTTCACCGCCGTGAGGACGGTTTCGCGTTTCGAAGCCATGGGTGACCAGCTTTCAGGATTGCCGCCAGTGCCGCGCGATCAGCGAGGGCACGCGCGCGGCTTGCCGCTTGGCGGCGCTTTCGACATCGAGACGTTTCTTCAGCGCGACCTGCGGAACCAGAATGAACACGATGACACTCGCCGCACCGGTCTTGCGGCGATTGCGGGCGGCAAGCCCGCGCGTGTTGATCCGGGCATCATCCGCGACCAGCAGCGAGGGACGGCCACGGCGATAAACGAACCGAAGCTTCAGGCCGGTTCGCCGCTGCCAGCCTTCCGGCGTGATTTTTTCGCGCGAGCCAACGACACTCCGTCCGCTCTTGCCGGCGGCGGCGGTCGGGATCGCCAGGAACAGGCCACGCGCCGAGCGGATCACAACGCCGCGGTCAAAGGCATCGACGATCTTCGGCGCGCGCGACCACACATAGGCTGCGGCCTCGGCGCTTTCGCCAACCTCGGGGAAGGTCCTTCCCCGCCATGTCCGAGACAGCCGTTCACCCAAGCCCGCTGAGACGACATCCTCGCGGAGATCCTGCTTCAGGCCGTCGGCGGCATCGCGCATCCCCGACGTGACAGCGCGTTCGATATTCTTCTCAGTCTCGGCAAGGGCTTTGCCGAGATCGGGCCGCTGGATGGTGAAGCGCACAGATCACACCTTCACGGCCTCGCAGGCCAAGACGAGCCCGAGCGCGTCGCCCATCGGTTCGCCGATGATCCGATAGGTCTCAGCGCCGATCAGGATCAGATCGCCCTCAGCGATTGTTGCCGCCTGCGAGCGGCGGATATCGATGCCGACGGTCGGCAACACGGCGCGGCTCTCGCCGAACTCAGCCATTCGGTCGGGCGATTTGCGGATAATGCGGACAGCGACGCCCGCGCCGACGCCGCCCGCCTTCCACAGCGCGTCTTCGCCAATATTGGGATCGGCAAACAGCATGTCGACGGCCGATGTGAAGGCGGACATTGTCATGCGGTTCCGTTGAGGCGAACCCGACCGATGGTCTCACCAGCGCTATTGCCGACGGCTTCAACCGCCGCGCCGATCAGCGTGTTGGTTCCGACCGTCTTGGTGGCCTCCTTGTTGGTGTTGTCCCAATAGATCTTGTCGCCGACGCTCCAGGCCTGTGAAGCGGTCTTCTTCAGATCGAACACACCGACGAGGCAGGCTTCCACCTGCTCGGCAAGGATTGCGGAAGCCGTAGCGACTCCGAAGATCGCACCGACGAGAAGGCCGTCGCCGGAGGCAACAGCATAGGGAGCGGCGAGCGTGATCGTTCGCCCGGGCTGGACGTAATTCTTCATGGAACTGGCTCCGAGATGGTGGTGAAAATGCCGGCGGGTTTGGAGATCAAGCGCCGGGGTTACGGAACAGGCCGCGCCAATCGATGGCCTTCGCGCCGAAATCGAGTCGGCACTTGATCTCGACGCCATCGACATCGAAGCCATTGCGGGTCTCGATGTAGGCTCCCTGCTGGCCTTCGAGATAGGCGAACTCGATCGTGTCGATCTGCGCCGGGTTGGCGGCGAGATACCAGGCCGTCGCGCTCGCCACATCAAGGCGCGGTTCGGCGATCGGCGTCAGCGTGCGGATCGATTGCGGCACGACATCCCCTGTTTTCGCGGGAACGAGGTTCTGCGCGATGATCTGCTCGGCAGCGAGTTCGAGCGCGGCGGGCACCAGCAGATAGGCGGGACGGATGTTGAGGACCGTCTTCTTGTCGAGCCCGGTCTGCTTGGCCATGGCGGTGCGCCCGTCGCCGATGGCCGTCACGCTGGGCACGCCGGCGGGAGACGCGAGGTTCTTGTGGGTGGCATGGAATAGCGGCACGCCG